GTGATTTTGTAGTGGCTAACTACTCCCCTAAATAGGGGTATGGCCGAGCACCATGCCAATATGTACAAAGCCTAATTCCATATATGTACACGACACAAAACATAAATACAATTGGTAAACCATATATACACAGTCCGTTTTAACTATACACAGGAACCCCGATGGACTTCGGGGTGGAGAATTTAACCATTAATTCTCACGTAAGGTAATCCTAGCTTCATCGACAGGGTCAGCGTCTTCAGGTCGGTACTTACGAAACCAATCCTGAGTCCGATCATCATAACTCTTGTCAAACCCATGACACAAATGGGTTATTCCAGCCTGGGATGCGATTTCTTTCATTTCTGAAAGTCGTCGCTCAAATACTTCTCTTCCATAATAAAACCAATCATGGAGAGATGTGTCAATATTTTGCGCCGCTTGTTGTTCCAAAGTCAATTCCTTCGAAAGTAAGTGGGCATGTAATCGCTTAAAGATAGAATCCTCAGCTAACACGCCGACATACGCTTTCAAATCAGGATGATAGAAATTACTACGCTTAAGAAAATCCGCTGCATCAGCATCCATATACTTGGTTGCGACAGACTCTTTATCTGGCATTGTAAATTTCATATCGAAAATGGCTAAGAATTGAGCAAATGAAATATGGTTGAAAAGGGGTTTCTCCACAGAGACAGTTCCCTTCACATCGTCACCATATGTTCCAAACGCGCAATAGTCAGTGAAGGAACCAATAGGTTCATCTGAATATACTGTATAATAACAACTCCTCAATAGCAAACTATTAACGATGGAATTGATAATAACTGTTAGATTTTGCCCAGAAGGGTTTGATCCGAACAACATTATCATATCGCCATTGTAAGCCATCAAGGGATACACAATTTCAGCAACTAGTGCCTTCATCAACTGGATATCCTCCTCCGGATATTCGCATAAATGTTCTCCGACCCATATTAAGATTGAAAAAGCTGCAGTCACGAGTTGTGCGGGCATCCTTTGATCATACTTACTATAATCACCAGCCAAAACATTTTCACCCTTCGAAGTCATGAAGTCATTTAGCTGCTCCCACTCAGGGCCTTCAGCATTTGCTCCAACCATACACTCACACAGTAGCGGATTTAGTTGGATGACTCGGACAATAGGTAAGAAGTACATGCGAATAATAAGTTGTAACGCGATAGGTGCACTCTGAAATACACGCACCTTATCCTTAATCAATTTTGTAGCTTCATCCTTTAAACACGCTTTCCATACACAATAAGCACGTTCACCAGCTAACAAAATCTTCTTAATACGTTCAACTTCTTCCCAAATTTCAGGAACAAATGTTCGTGGTCTACCACTATCTGGATATTCATCTGGATTAAGATCAATCAGAAGTTTGGTCTTCTTTCCAGACAACGGCCATCCAGGTGAAGTATTAAAATTCATTGGATCTATAAAACGCTTTCCGATAATCCCAGAAACTGTCTGAACTTGTGTTAAAGGTTTACACTCTTTAAATAATTCAGGCAATTTCTCACGAATCTTCAGAAATTGCATCCGATAGCAACGAACAGCTTTCACTACAATACTTCCTAGTGATAGAGACGGATGAGACAATTGTTCCAATGCCACCTGATAAGGGTAGACACCTTCACCTTTCAATTTGGGGGGTCCCCACTTTTGTGGTACTCCAGTAACTTCCGCAACAAGATCAGATATGATTGTTGGTACTACTGCTGAAACAGGAGTAGCTCTACCAGAGGTGGGACCATAAATCTCAATTGAACATCCCTCAGTTAAGAATCGTGTAGCACTCTTTCGATGTATTTCACCATCCTCAACTAATTTCTTTCCAAATTGATCTTTCGGTAAAGTTCCTCGACTTGCAGTTCTGACAATACCAGGGACTTCGGCTAAATGTTTCAAGCCTTTCTCAACCTGGTCATATGTCAAATAACCACAACCACCTGTGCGACCTTGTCCACACAAATGGAAACCGAGGATTGTCGTTCCTTTTCCTCGGGAAACAAGGGGGGACATACACATTCCATCCGCAGTATCAAAGGGTAATTTATAAGTACCTCCTGGTATGTGCTTCATAGAATAATGGTCAATACCCGTACGATCATGTCTATAAAATGTTTTTGCAAATTCAATATCACCACTCTTCTCTTTTAAGATAAAAGTAGCTTCTGAGTCTGATACAGCATCCATAGGCAAGAACTTCCGCATATCTCCCATACTTCCAGCACTAGGAGTCCAACAAATCACAAAATCTGTACCGGGAACAACATATGTATATTCCTTAGCGATTTTATCCCGGAAATTACCACCTGTTACTTTTGGATTTCGTCTCCAACAACGAACATCGAAATCCAAATGGCCTTCTTCCCAATGCTTCTTAACAAAATGAGCAGGAAGAATCATGAAATTACTTTCAATAAAGAACCCACGAATAAAATACTTCGCACTTTCGACATAAACAAGATTTTCACAACATAAATTAGCTAAATCGTGTGATGTCGTAGTTTTTGAAGCTGTACTCATTGGTAATGGTGAAATGTAATTTGCAGCCCAAACGTTCGGTTCTGCATCGCGTTCCTCAATGTCTTTCATTGATGTAGGAAGTAAATTGCCCTGAGGAGCAAAAACTTTCTTCATACCATAAATCCATCGACAAACATGATACAATCCGAACAATCCAGTTCCAAGTAGTAACTTACCAGAGTGCTCCTTGAAAATCTTAACATACGCTGGAAGGGCATTGTTTCGCTGCAATAGTTCATGTTGAATAGCTCGTTTTTCATAATATAATACAACTGCAATAGTTATAACAGTCGTATAAAATAACAATAAACTGGAAAAGAACCAGCCTTTAACAAGCCACCAGCCACAAGCAGTGAGACACCACCAGTACAACAATAATACTTTCCATTTCCGATTGATTATTTCATACCTGCGTGCAAAAAGAACTCCATATGTCACCCAAGGTGAAGTTATAAAGCTCTCAGGCACCCATGCTACCCAATCAAAAATGGAATCATTGTACCAATTTTCCAAATGAATAAGATCCTCAGTCCTCGTTTCTCTCAATCGCCAAAAGAAAGCCCTGATGTTCCAACGCTGTTGTAATTGCCATCGTGCAAATCTATACAAATTCCACATAACTGACCTACGCAAGCTATTTCTCCATGAAATGAGATAATTTCTTGCCCAGGCAGCATAAAAGCGAATAAATCGAATACGAGACTCACTTGGTAATCGCAAAATAATAATAAAGACTTGTAATACAATGCCAAAACAATATCCTGCACAATACCAAAATAAGCGACGTAAAATAGATCGAAGCAAAGGTGACGCATTTTCTTCAAAACAATCATCAACACCCAACATAGTCCTTAGTCCATGACATAACTCATTAAGTTCTCCAACTACTGAGTCATCATCAGGATGAAC